ATTTAGTGGTGCCAGGAGCTACCACTAATAATGAGGCTGAAATCAACGTGTTTGTTTCAGGAGGTGAGGATATGCAATTTGCTAATCCGATTACCACGCATTATTCCAATTTGTCCGTATTCGAAAACCAGAGTGGTATGGATACCATTGCTGATTTGTGTCCCACAACAGCTTTACCTGTTGAGGAGGTCATGCACAATTCGACTGATTCACACGTTAATGACGTGTATTTTGGGGAGAGAATCGTGTCTTTTAGATCATGTCTAAAGAGATACAATAAATACATGGCGTTACCATTAGACAGCGAAGCGTTATCTGGTGATCAATATGTCTCTTTCACAACGTCAAATTTTCCGTTAAATTATGGACATGATCCCTCTGGTGTCGCTCAATACGGTTTTCCCACACCTAAAACATATAATCCTGTTTTCAACACTTTGTTAACTTACCTGACTCCCGCATATGTAGCCCATAGAGGCACTATACGTAGTAAATATAGATTAGTGACTTCTGATACACATTCAGTATCAGATATTACCGTATCTAGGACTGATGTTCAATACGAACCTTGGACCTTAACACAAGCAGCAGATGTTACAGTGGCAAATACACCATCTGAGAACCAGTTGTTGTTGTTATCGCGCACCACCAATGAGTGGGAAGGTGTCTACAAAACTGTCAATGGTGGTTATGTAGCCAATGAAATTGAGTTTCCTGATTATAATAACAAGAGGTTCACATTTTCTCGTAATTTACTACATTATGCTACTAGTCAATCTAAGTACAGACAATGTCACACAGTTCATTTTCATGTTAAAAATGAATCAGATATGGATTATTTGGAAAGATACATAGCAGCGGGTGAAGATTTTTCCATGTTTTTCTTTTTGGCAGTTCCGATTATGTATGTGAACAGTTTTCCGTCTAGTTAACTATATGTTATATGTTATAAAAATATTATAAAATAAATAAATAAATAAAATTTCCCGGGGGTTGGACCCGGGATCTTATTAATTCAACTAATTGGGTTGTTATAGTAATAACCAGTTTGGTACTGATCGCGTTTACTTATAAATATGATCTAAGCTGTAATCAACAGCAATCCGCCTTAGGCGAGAAGTATGAAACCTAAGATGTTTCACATAAATATAATAAGATTTCTAACTTTGTGG